AGATATATTATAAATTACATCTACTAAATCTTCTCTAATACCAGTCGTGTCGTACGTATCGTACAAGTTTGTTGGTTGTGCCATTTAAGGACTCCTTATATTAGTTTAAAGAAAGTCTTTGAAAATACTTGCAGCATCTCTTGTTGATCCTGATTTTCTTAGACGATTTAGTTTATCAGTTTTAAGTTTTGAATTAATATCAGCTTTTGTTTTAGCAGCACCTGACTTAATCACTCTAGGAGCATTAGCAATTTTCTTTAAAACTTTAGGATTAGATCTACGAATTTTATCGTAAGCCAAAGCATCTCTAATTAATAATATTTGTCTATGATCATATACAGTATCTATCTCTCTTGAGTTAAATCCTATTTTATCTAAGTAGCTTTTCATTTCTACTTTCATAGCTTTACCTTTATTAACATCATTAAACTCTGGAATTAATCTTGCTGCCTTTACTGCTTCAGCATCGACATACTTTTTTAATTCAATAGTTTGTGACTGTAGAGTTTCTTGGTTTATTCTGTCTAAGTTTTCAGCTCTCTTACGCATTTTGTGTTCGAGTCTACTTGCTTCAACAGGATCTTCATCATAAAGTTTTTCAAAGTCTATATTACTATACTCTTGATTAAGCTGTACTTGTGCAGCATTAGTCAATTCATTTAACTTATTTAACTTTGTGTTGATCTCAGATTGAGATTCTTGCAATAAATCATTATACTTTGATTTCTCTAAAGATAAATCTTGCTTGCCTCTTGTGTAATCAGCTTCTCTTTGGTATCCCTGAAGTAGTTCATCTAGCGTCACCTCAAGCTCGTCTCCTTGAACTTTTACTTTATAGCGAGGTTGCTCAGAACTTTCGTCAATATCTTGTTCAGCGTCATCTGTAGCATCAGCTACTTCAACTTCTTCAATATCCTCTACAGGTATATCATCGGTTGTTGTTTCTTCTACAACTTCTTCAGTTGCTTCAACTGTTTCAGCAGGTGCTTCTTCAGTTGGTTTAGTACCTGTCATCAAACCTTTAATAGTTTCTGCAGCATCTAATACATTCATAGCTTCATCAGCCATAGTACACTCCTTTGTGGTTGGTGTTTAATATCACTCCCTTAATGGGTTAGTGTTATTTTTTCTTGCGTAGATCCTCGAGTTGTCTACTTGCAAGTTTTCCAGTTTCCATGGTTACACGGAAATGGTTTTCAACTTTACCTAAAATTTGAAAGGCTAAATAGATTTTTAATCTACCCTCATCATCATTTGGTGCAGTTTGAAATATCGCTTCTTGATACGAATCTTTTAATATTTTAAAGGTTTCTTGAAAGAGTGCATCTTCTAAAATGTTTTTTGCTCTAGAGCCTCGTTCAATTTCCTTCGGTAGGTTCGACATTTATATCTAAATTCATTCCTTGTGGTTGTTGGTTTGTACTATCTAACATTTGTTTTTTGCTATCGTTTAAACCTTTTAAAGTCATTGCTTCACGTTTAATAGCTTTTTCATCTATATCAGCTTCGTACTTCATTTCAAGTTCTTTTATTTTTGCTTCAAAGTCAAGTATCATTCTTTGAGACTTAAGTTCTAACTCACGCATTCTATGATCATTTTGCATTTGTGCTTGAGCAGCTTTCTGTTGAGTCTGTATTTGTGATACTTTCTCAAACTCAGTAGGTGGCTTAGGTTGTGGTTGTGGCATATTTTGCATACCAGTTTGTGGATCCGTAAAGTATGAACCAACATCTTTAAGCCCAGCATTTTCAATAATTTTAGTTAATGTATTGTATATGTTAGTCATATTAACTATTGGACCATGTGGTGATCCTTGTAATGAAATAGCTTCTACTTGTTGTTTTAATATTTGATTGAGTATTCCAAGTTGTTGATCTCTAGAACCAGTACCAAGTCCTACTTGTATACTTATATTACAACGATCTCTCCACTCCATAGGATTCATTGGAACAAAATTATTTCTAATTTTAATAATACGTTCTTTGTCTTGGTATTTTACTACTGATTCAAACATCTTTTTAAATATATCTTTAACACCAGTCTCAGCAAAGATACGAGCTATAAGCTCTATTCTCATTTGTGACTGAGAAAGAATAGTATTAATACCAGATGCTGTTTTATTTAAAGAATCAGTATCCATACCTTGGTTATACTTAGTAACACCACTACGGTTTTCTTTAATTGTATCAAGGTATTCTAATAATGGAAATGCTTGTTGATTAATTGTTTGTGTCTGCATAGGCATCATAACTTGTCCTGGTGCAGCTTTAGTTCTTACAATTCCGCCTGGTCGATTAGTCAGTAGGTCATCAAGATTAACTTGACCATCCATAACTGCTACTCTGTTATTGTTTGTTAGGTACATATTATCTAACAACTGACGCATAACAGTAGATTTAATTAACTGTATATCTTCAACTAGTTCTGCAACAGATCTACCATAGAATCTATGTGGAACCATAATAGGTGTAACTGAACAGAATGGTTGTGAGTCTACAACAACATCATCAAGTATAGTATAAGTATTATCACCAGCAGATGTAATCTTTCTTAGTTCAGCAATACCATCCCCATCTTCATCTATCTTAATATAAGATTCTAATACAACTATTTCTTGAGTAGATACATCACCAACTGATCTATCGAAGTCATCATCAAGGTTTCTATAACGAGTTGTTTCTTCTGCATTATATCTTTGAGAATTATTTTCTGATAAACTGTAAACAATATCTGCATCAAAACCCATCTCTACTAATTCACTTCTTGTTTTAGTAGTACGGTGTGCAACAAAACTAGCTTCTTCAATAGATCTAGCTCTACGTTCAATTAAAAATTCTTCTGGTGGTACAGCTTCCATTTTAACTTTACCAAATGTTTCAGTACGCATAATAACAACATCATGCAGTTTAGGTATAGGCATGTTGTTAAGTTCATTTAAAACTTCTTCACCTTGCATATCGCCTTCAGGCATATTTTGTTTAATTGTTTTTTTAATTTCTGCTTTTTGTTCAGCTGCTTTTTTATCTTGATACTCAGTATGTTCTTTTACTTCAACACCATCTTCACTAACCAACATATTAAACTCATCTTCAGATAATCTTTCATATGTTTCTTGTTTAGAATTTTCACTAGTGTCCCAATAAACTTTTACAATACCATTCTTTTGTATCAATGCATCTTTGAACATTGAGTATAAAACAGTAAAGCCTTCGTTATCTTTATTAAATATATGGTTAAGATAATCAGTAGCTTGTTTAGCAATCTGTACATCTTCTTCACTAACAGGATCAACCTTTACTATATTATCACTAGCTGTAAATATTCTTAGTAATGATGGCAGAATAGATTCAATAGTATCTGCGACATCTGTTGATACTACTTGTGATCTACCTTCTTGCTCATTACCAAACGCTTCACCAAAATAATATTCAGTTGCTTTGCGTCTAGAATCTGTAAGTTCAGTTTCAAAATAACCATAAGAATTGCTTATATGCTGTCCTAAGATTGCTTTGATTTCATGATCCGATAGTGGTTTACCTTTAGCCATTAATTTTCCTATACTACGTAAGTTACATCTACATGCATTGGTTTTAACCAGTCAGTTCTAGTTGGTCCATCAACCGAACATCCATACCTAAATGCATCACTTCCATGTGATGCCCAATCGTGTAGTGGTTTATTTTTAAATGTTTGCATTTTATCATCAAACTGTTTTCGATATTGTCGCAAACAATCAATACCATATTTACATCTATTAATATCAAACCAGCATCTATCTAAAGTATTTCTCACAGCTTCAATACCATGATCTACTTCTAACCTAGGACATACTTCAAAGTCAAGTCCAAGCTCATATGCTACTTCTAATCTAGATTTACCAGTACCAAGTTCTCTTGTGGTTATATCATGTGGAGCAATATGCCTACTGTAGTTATAACCTTTGTCTCTAAGTACACCAGCATAGTGTGCTAATGATTCACCATTAGTTTCATAGTAATCTATTAATCTTATTTCTTCACCAATTCTTTGTGCAAACCAGATACTGGTTGAATCACCAATACCTAAATCCCACCAAGTTTCAATATCAACATTGCTATCAATATCTATACTGCATATACGATTTTCTCGTTCTGCTTTTTGGATTTGTTTTCCGTAATAGGCTCCTGAGACTGCAGCTTGAAAGCTACATTCAAATTCCTGTTCGTATTGGTCGCTTGGCATTGTGAGCTTAGCTTCTTCAAGTTCTTCCAATGAAATAATTTCTGTTTCAGATGCTCTATATAATTGTGCATACCAGTCTCCACCTCTGCGTTTTGCTAGATCATATACATCCCAGAACTGATTATGCCCCATGGGTGTACCAATAAATATTACATATCCAAGTTTATCACTAACAGCAGGTCTAACTACTTCAGTCCATACTCTAGGAGACATGAGGGCAAACTCATCCATTACTACCCCATCAAATCCTAGCCCTCTTAAAGCATCTGGGTTGTCCGAACCAAAGATTTGTATACGTGATCCATTCCATAGATCAACCTTCAGTTCAGTCTCGTGACGTTTTCCACCAAGTTTCATTAAAGGGTCTGTATATTCTTTTAAATAGTCGTAAGCGACTGCCTTACCCTGGCGATAAGTTGGTGCGATATACGCCAATCTTGCATTAGGTATTTCACAAGCGCTCATAATTAAATGATTGATTGCAAATACCGTCTTGCCAAACCGCCTGTGACAGCAGATGACATTAAATCTTTTTAGTTCATTATGAATCTTTTCCTGTAAAGGTCGAGGTTCATAGGGTATTACTATTTCCATTAATCCTTTTTCTTACGCCATCCTATTTGAACGGTTAAGGGTTTCTTATCATCACCAGATACTACCTGATTAACAGATGATAACTTTGAATGTACAAATGGAGCAGCTTCCTTAGCAGCCCACATCTTCTTTTCTACAGATACTTGAGGATTATTCAATAGGTTTAACATATATTTTAATGGAGTAGTCTGTCCTTGTCCTAATGAAGCAGCTAAGCGTTCAGCTTTTGTACCTGCTTTAATACCTTTAGGTCTACCAGCTCCTGATCTTTTACCACCATGACTCATGTTAATAGTCCTAATTTATCCATAGTTGCCATAGCTACCATTCTTTCTCGATCTTTATTATAAATATTTTTCATATTTGTTTGTGGTTGTACATTGTTTCTAGGATCAGCTTGAGGTAATGGAGTACCATTAGGAAGTATTTGTCTATCTTGACCAGGTCTTATGATTGGTAATTGTTCTGGCATGATCTGTCTGTCAGGTACACTACCTGATGCTTTAGGTTGTACCATATATTTTTGTTGTTCTTTAGCAATAAACTCCATAGGGAACTCACCTTGTGCTGCTTCCATAATCTGTTCAGCTTCTGGTCCTACAATATTACCTTTAAATACTTCTATCATAAGTTTATATAGTTCTTGTTCGCCCATATCTCCTTGAGATAAATCACCATAGTCTGTATCATCTACAGCTTCATTAATATTCTTTTCATTGGCTTTCATTTTGTGGAACTTAGAACCTTCTGCCATAATCATACCATCTTGAAAGAAAGCATTAGGTATACCATCTGTTGTTAGAAACTTTAGTGGTGATTCTGCACCTTTAAATACTGATTTTACCATAATTAATCCTTGTTGTTAACAATTCCAAGCTCTTAGAGACTTATTTATCCTCGAGTTGGGATCCCTTGCTGTCTTAGCAGAGGTTAATTTCTTCTTCATACCCTTCATTCTAGCACAGAAGGAAGCTCGTCTTGGATTTCCTACCTTTTTGCTAGGTGCTTTGAGGCTACGCTTCTTACCTGTCTTAGTTTTACCCTTATTATAAGACGCACGACCCTTGGCATTCAGTCCACCCTTGGGATTCTTGCCTTCTTTTCTAGTCCATGCTGGTGATTTAGCCATTTGATTTCTTTCTTTTCTTGCCAGATGCAGTAACAGACCAGTTGACACGCTTTGGTCCAGTCTTTTTAGCTGCTTCTTTTTTGGTTATTCGTTTTGCTATCTTCTTAGGTCGGCATGCAGGATATGGTCGGCTCTTATCTTTGCTACCGCTACGTCCGCACTTCTTGCCTGTCTTTACATCACGCCAATCTTCTTTGAACCATTTGCGTAAACCCCCCTTATACGCCATTTAGTACTTGCCACCACGTTTCTTATACGTTTTGACTAGCCAGGCGTTGGCATATGCAGATGG